TGATTCCGTTCTAATAAAATTTTGTCTAATCTTGTGTCCATTATTCAAAAAATCCTTTCAGTTGTGTTTTATCTTCTTCGGGTTCTACATCATCGTGCATACGGCTGCCAATGAAATTACCCTTACTGTTGTTGTTTGCTAAATGTTCAAACACAATCGCCTTGGGCAACATATTCCAACAAAAATATGAGTTGTTGAATGATGCAGTATTTCCATCAAACGACACTTTCTTATCCACGATGAGAAGTTGTAAATCTTCGTCAAGGTTATAGAAGAAATTTCCTACCTCTTGATAGTTCAAAATTGGCAATCCCATAATCATCGCAAAAGGTTTTCCTAATTTATACAACCGTTCAAACACTTCAAGTTTCTGGGTAAATGGTGGATTTGAAATAACATAATCATATTCATTTGGTTCATATTTGAAGAAATCCTTACCTTCCCATATATGACTATGGATTACTTTGTTGCCTCTGTCTTTTAGTGCAAGAACAAACTCTGAATGTTCAGTATCAAACGGACACCAAACTACGGCATCTGTTGGAATATATTTGAGAATTGGTTCAACAAGAATTCGTGGAGTATAATATTCGTCTTTTTCATTCCACGCACTCTTTTTTAACCAAGTATGTTGTTCGGATTTAACCATTGTATGATAAATCTCTTGCTACACTTTTTACCAACCAACCAAATTCATCACTCAAAATATCAACATAGAACAAGGATGGTAACCCAAAACATCCGCTGTACCTGCCTAAGGCGAAGCGGGTTCCCTTTAGAAATGGAGCACAGGACCCCTGCTGGGGGCCTTCATTCCGCTGCCCAACGTGGCGGACATGCGGGCGAAATTCCCCAACCTAATGACCCCGTGGGCTATGCACAGATGAAACTGGAGGAGATAGAGGGTGGTGGCTTATCAAATTCTGGCGTCCATAAGGCCCAGCAGAGAGGGCGGCAACTGGTGCGCGGCTGGACGGAGACGGTGCCCCGGGAGAGTGTGGCACGCAGGAAGCTGGCTATGTTCATGACTGAGACCGGGGAGGTGATGCGTGACAGTGTGTGAAGTTGACACCCAACGGCTGATGTGAGACTGTGAGGGCCGGTCACCGCTCGGTGGCCATTCGCATTTTTAGGACCCTGAAAAGTGGCCCCCCTGTCCCCCCCATGACACAAAAGGGGGGACGGGGTCTGGCCCAGTAACCATGGGGGCTGTCCCCGGCTACCCTGGCTACCCTCCTCCAAAAAATTCTATAACATCACAGCACCATATTGCTGTGTGTCACTGTTGTGTGTTATACACAACAGTGTCCCCGTGTCCTTTACTATTTATATTTTATTTAATTAAAAAGGGTAAGGACTTTAGGGAAGCCGGGGACAGCCCTTGTATCCATTGGGCTGCACCCTGTCCCCCCTTTTGTGTCATGGGGGGGACAGGGGGGCCACTCATGAGGAGACTGAGATGAGCAGAATGTTTGGAGACATGCCCGCCTTGAGTGGGGTGACGTGTGGGAGATGTGCCCGGCCTGCGGTGAAGTATGACCAGAACAATGTGCCGCTGTGTGGTGAGCATTGGGCAGAATACATCACCGTTGATGTGCCCCGCTTGCGAGCGCAGAAAAATCTGGAGAGGACCCGCAACACACCAAAGCCCTGCAAGCACTGTGGTGCTGGGGAGACCAGCTACCGGGAGCGCCCGGTTGAGGGTGAGGGGTACAAAAACTACAACCGGGAATGGCTGTGTGCGTGGTGTGCTCGCAACATTGGCTGGTACACCACCAAGACCCGGGGCCAGAAAATACTGGCAGCCCGGGAGCGTGGTGTGCTGGCAGCCAGCGGTGAGGTGGTGCGGCAGGTGTTGGGAAGTGAGCCAGAGGCGGAGGCTGTCACGGATGTGTGTGGCGAGTGTTCATGGCAGTCACAGAAGGCCACAGGTGATGAGGGCATGGCGTGGCTGCGCCGGGCACGCACGCGGAAGCTGTACAGACTCAATGGTAGATGGTTGTGCATGGAGCACCTGTTGGGGAATGTGCTGGACAAGGCCCCACCTTCCCTGTTGCGGGCTGCTGGTGTTTCACGTGAAACAGACTGAGGTGACAGGCGCACGCACGTTGGGCTAGGATGCTGCGGACAGAGATAGGTGAAAGTTGAAGAAGTTTGTCTGGGGCTGAGAAGAAATCACCCAAGGCCAAAGCCAAGCCGCGCAGCCGCATGACCAAGGCGGAGAAGGCGCTGGAGGCTGGCAACAGGATTGCCCCGGCCAAGGACACGGACCCCATTGGCCCGTGGGACCCCATGACCGTCAATGATGTTGGGCAGGTGGTACATGGCCGCTTTGACACTGCCGCCCGGCTCGCATTCCTCAACGCCTATGGTGAGTGCGGTGTGCTTTACCGTGCAGCAGAGGCGGCTAACGTGTGCATGTCCACCATCAACTACCACCGCAAAAAGGACTCCACACTGGAGGAGGACATGGAGGTGGCCCGGCAGAATTTTGTCGGGAGACTGGAACAGGAAGCCAACCGCCGCGCCGTGGAGGGCTGGGATGAGCCTGTATTCTACAAAGGTGAGACGCAGGGTTATGTCCGCAAGTTCAGTGACCGGCTGCTGGAGCTTCAGTTGAGAAGCCACAGCGCCCGGCACACCACCAAGGTGGAAGCCACCACCACCAACACTAACAGGAATGTCAACACTAACATGGAAGTGGACGCTGACGTGGACTGGGACAACCTCACGGATGAGCAGCTTGAAGCCGTGCGCGTCCTGACCGGGGCCAAGGGGTAATGAGCAGGTACAGCAATGCAAACCCATGCACCTGTGCTGGCCACCGCAACACCGAATACCAGCACCTTGGCCGCTGCTGCGAATTGTGGACCGCACCCACTGGGCTGATAGACGCACAACACTCCCACCCTGTCCGTGGCCGCCTGTTCTCCAACACCCGGGAAGCATCTGACCCTGTCCAACCGGCACGGCCCCGCACCCCTGCGTGGGGCACTTTGTCAGAGGATGAGCGCCAACAGATACTGAGAAGGCCCCGCATCCCGGTACTGCAAAAATGAGTGAGTCGGCCATAGACCTCAGTGCTGTCCAGCGGGAGCCTGACAGGTTCGCCATGCAGGCCAACCGTCAGTGGTGCAAGCGCCGCCTTGGCAATTTCTGTGAGTACATGTGGGGCACCCTTGAGCCGGGGCGCAGGATGGCAAGGGGCTGGGCACTGGAGGCCGTCTGGGAGCACCTTGAGTATGTGACTGACGGCCACATCAAAAAGCTCCTCATCAACGTGCCGCCCGGCACCATGAAGTCACTGACCTGCAACGTGCTCTGGCCAGCGTGGGAGTGGGGACCAAAGGGCATGCCAGAGAAGCGGTATGTGTGCGCGTCCTATGCTGAGCGCCTAAGCCTCAGGGACAATCGCAAGTGCCGCATGGTCATCCAGTCTGACGCCTACCAGCAACTGTGGGCGAATGACTATCAACTGATGTATGACCAGAACGCCAAGCAGAAGTTTGAGAACACCAGCACCGGCTTCAAGCTGGCCACATCGGTGGGTGGTGTGGGTACAGGTGAGCGGGGCGACAGGTTAATAATTGATGACCCCCACAACGTGCTGGAGGGTGAGTCTGATGCCAAGCGTGAGGAGGCCTTGCAGTGGTTCTCTGAGACCATGTCCACCCGCGTTAATGACCCGGACACGGCTGCCTATATCGTCATCATGCAGCGGGTCCATGAGCGTGATGTGTCTGGGCTAATCCTCGCGGAGGAGTTGGGTTATGAGCACCTGATGCTGCCCATGGAGAGTGAGCCACTGCGCCGCTGCTGGGTGCAGCGTCCGTCCCGGTACATGCAGGAGGAGACAGGCAAGCCTGCCCGCAAGGCCAAGGTGGTCTACAACATCACAGAGAAGGTGTGGCAGACCCCGGCAGAATTCAAGAAAGCTGAGAAGCTGGACGGCGGGGACGGGAGTGAGGGCCACATTGACCACATAGATATGTCAACCCTCAAGCATGAGACCCGCTATTTGGGAGACCCCCGGACCAAGGCCAATGAGCCATTGATGCCGGACCGTTTCAGCACTGAGTATCTGGAGGAGGACCTGAAGCCCACGCTGTCCTCATGGGGCGGCAGCTACGCAGTGGCAGGCCAGTTGCAGCAGCGCCCGGCACCCCGGGGCGGTGGCATGTTTCAAAAGCAGTGGTTCAAATATGTGGAGGCCCTGCCCGCTGACATCAAGGGGCGTGGGTGCTGGGGCTGGGACCTCGCAGGCACCAAGAAAAAAACAAGCGCATGGACGGTGGGTGTGTTGATGCTGCGCACAGCACAGGGCGTCTATTACGTGGTGGATGTGGTCCGCTTCAAGGGCACCCCGTTGGAGGTGGAGGATGGCATCTACAACGCCAGCGATGGCGGACCCAAACGGTGCAAGGTATCCATCCCACAGGACCCGGGGCAGGCAGGGGTGGCACAGATAAAAACACTGGCTGTCAAGCTCGCCGGGTTTGATGTATCTTTCACGCCGGAGTCCGGGGACAAAGAAATGCGTGCCCGGGGCTTTGCAGCACAAGCTGAGGCGGGCAACGTGGTGCTAATCAAGGGTCCGTGGAACAAGCCCTACCTTGATGAGCTAACAGTGTTCCCCGCGTCCGAATTCGCAGACCAAGTGGATGGCAGCAGCCGGGCCTTTTCGGAATTGGTCCCAACCCGCAAGTTGCGCATCCCCGTAGCCCCACAGGTTAGACAATAATGGCACTTTTTGGACGCAGGAAAACAGCCCCAACAGTGGAGCTAGGCACCACGGCCCCGCAGGTTATCGGGGGTTACATTCAGCCCGCCGACACTGATGCCAAGCTCACCACTGAACGCTACAAAACCTATTCCACCATGGTCAGCAATGTGTCCATTGTGGCTGCTGGTGTTCGCTTGTTTCTCAACTTCCTTGGTAAGGCCAAGTGGACCATCTCCCCTGCGGATGACTCCACCAAGGCGGTGCAGATTGCTGAGGACATCCAACGCCTGCTGCTGGAGGAGATGGACCGCCCATGGCACCGGGTGGTGCGCCGCATGTCCACCTACAAGCTCTATGGTTTCAGCGTGGCTGAGTGGACGGCCAAGAAAATGGACGGCGGACTGATAGGCATGCGTGATATTGCCCCACGTCCACAACGCACCATCGAGCGTTGGGCTGTGGATGACCATGGCAACGTCATCGGCTGCACCCAGCGTCACCCCACCCTTGGCACTGAGATTGAGCTACCCCGTAACAAGATTGTCTACGCTGTGGATGACACCCTGAGTGATTCGCCGGAAGGCCTTGGCCTGTTCCGCCACATGGCAAAGGCCGCAGATGAGGTGCAGCACTTTGAGCGTCTGGAGGGGTGGGCATTTGAGGCAGACCTGAGGGGCGTGCCTGTGCTTCGCGCACCCTATGGACTACTGGACGGCATGGTGGATGCCGGGGAGATTGACGCGGCTGACCGGACCCGGCTGCTGGCCTCCTTTGAGGATTTTGCTGAGTCTCACATCCGGGGCGTCAAACCCCGCAGCCTGATGCTGGACTCCGCCACCTATGCCACTGAGGATGCAGTTGCCCGGCCCAGCAATGTGCCACTCTGGGACGCCAGCTTGTTAGAGATGGCCTCCAGCACCATGCCTGAGATGGCCGCCGCCCTCACCCGCAAAAATCATGAATTGGCCCGCATCCTTGGTGTGGAGCATCTGCTGCTGGGGCAGGACAGAGGGACGCAGGCTCTGAGCCGTGACAAGTCTGACAACTTCGGGCTCATGACCAATGGCACGCTGTTGGAAGTGGGGGAGGTGGTCAACAAAGACATCATTGATACGCTCATGGACTTGAACGGATGGGACTTGAAACTGAAGCCTAAGGCCTCACCTGAGGCGTTGCAGTTCCGTGACATTGAGCAGGTGACAGGGGCATTGAAGGACCTGACCGCTGCTGCACTCCAGCCGGATGATAAGGCAGTTGACATTGTTAGGGACC